AGAGGTGAGACTCCTTCAATTGCATTCCATACGGGAGTTTTACCGGGGCATATTTTACCGGGCGAAGCGGTTGAATTTCAAACAAGGCAAAAGTTTCTTGATTTTTACAAACCTCTTGTAAATGAAAACAACGCCAAAAAGATTAATCGAAATTTACTTTATGTGGAAGGCGCACTTAAAAACATAGAAAAGGTTAGCGTCTAATGAAACTAAATATTGGTTGTGGAGAGAATAAACTCGAAGGTTTCATTAACATCGACATTGTTGAAGGGCCAATACAAGGTACTAAACTTGAAGTTCATCCTGATTTAATTTGGGACTTAACAAAAGAACCTTTACCTTATGAAGATGGTTCAGTTGATACGATCTATTGGTTACATTGTATCGAACATATCCAAATGCGTTACTGGCGACGATTCTTTGAAGAGTACCACAGGCTTTTGAAAAAAGACGGTGATCTTGTTCTTGCGTTCCCAGAATTTGAGATTTGTGCTAAGTATTTCGTAGACAACTATCGAGGCATGAAAGAGTTTTGGAGAAACACACTTTACGGACGGCAGTTACATAAAGGTGATTATCATATTGCTCCTGTAATGTCCGAGGACGTATCTCAAATGCTTCTTGATTGTGGATTTAAAAACATCATTTCTGGGCCTGAGCCTGTAGGTGATTATTACACGATTATGCGAGCAAATCGAAGTGTGCTTCTCTTACGGGAAGATATTATTGCTAATGAAATCTTTGGAGTTGAGTTACCGGTTTGAGGTAGAGTTTTATGCCACAACGAACTTTTGAAGATTTAAGTCGCCCAGACTTGATGGAGTTTTTGATGAACTACATCGAGCGCAGAAATAAAGAGCAGCGCCGTGAACCGCAGCAAGGGGGTCCGTCGGGGGGCGTGTTAAGCAATATATTTAATGTGCGAACGCAGGAAGTTGGACCTCCAAGTTTGCTTATGCGTGGATTACAGAACTTGATGAATCCGGGGGTTGATATCCCAGTTCCGGCCAGAGAAGAGGGACAGTTTACCCAGAGGCAAATGCAGTTTGATCCTACTGGGGCTATAGGTGCGCTGAAACCCATCCTTCTTCCGGGGAAATCTAAATACATAGGCCGCACGGTCCAAGCCGGACGTCCTGTAGTCGATGCTATTGAAAATGATCGTGCGATCAAAGCCATTATTCCAGAGCTTAATGAGGCGCTCAAAAAGGCAGACAATCTAGGGTTTGAATCGGTCAACGAAGCACGTTCAGCGATTCGCAACTACCGGGACTGGATTGGACGTTGGGACGTAGAAGACTTGCCTGACCTTATGAAACTCGGAAATGCTTATTCTGATCTCGTAGAAAATCAGAAAGCTATAGAAGCCGCCGGTCGAGCGATCCCACTTTATACACGTCGATCAAACTGGGAAGAAATATCGGACTACCTACTCGCACTAAGATCTCAAACCAGACCTGCTCGCGTCGGAAGTCCAAAGGCTACCAAAATGATTCCTCCAGGTATAAAGTAATGCCTGAAGATCAATCCAAGGCCGAACAGCCACTTACTGAGTCAGAACAACACACTGTTCACACACCTGAGCAGAAATGGAGCAATTCGTTCGCTCTGAAGGTCGCGGTACAGGACTTCAACGCCGCAGAGAGTTACAGGACTCAGAACCATGACTGGCGGTTCAGAGAGCATTTGAGACTGTACGAAGGTTGGGTAGACCAGAAGTATTGGGAAGGAACGAGGATGTCACGTAGTTCAGTGCCGGTGTTTCTGGCATTTGAGCAGATTGAGTCCTTCATGCCCAACATCATCTCCAATATCTTCGCTGACTCGCCGTGGTTTTCGGTGGAACCTGGAGAACTAGAAGATCCCGAAAATGCTAGAGAAGCGCAACGGCTGATTTTAAACAAGTTAGCTGAGACTGGTGTTCGGGAAGTCTTCCGAAGGTGGATCAAGTCAGGACTATTGCACGGTAATGGGGTCTACGAACTTTCGTGGCTAGAGAAGCAAAAGACTGCCATGCGGGAAATCCCAAGGTGGGAAGAGACGAGCGGCTTCACCCTATCAGATGGTGTACCCGTCCCTCAAGCTGGGTTCGACCGCGTAGTAGATATGCGGGAGTTCATCGAGTTCGACAACAGGCCGAAACTTGAGAACATCCTTATTACCGACTTCTACCTTGACCCCAACTGTCCCTCACCCGACCCCAAGGATGCGAGGTTCGCAGCTACCCGTCACTTGCTGACCGTTGATGAGGTTGACGCTTTAAGAGGGAACGAAGAGTATTCCATCCCTTCTAAGCGCAAGCTGATTCAGATGGCTAACGACAAGCCTACAACTCAAGGGGATGAGGTTGAGGCCGCAGCAGAACTAGCAAGAGAAGGTTCCTACAGCCCCTCGGTAGATCAGAGTGTAGACCCTGCCGCAAAGAGGTTGGAGGTTATTAGATATTGGACGGAAGATCGGCTTGTATACGTCTTAAACCGTGAGAAGGTCGCCTATAACGAAACCAACCCTTACGGGTTTATGCCTTTCTACGGCAATTACTACGCAGACATCCCCGGCAGATTCTATGCAATGGGCATGTGCGATGTATTAGAAGGGGAACAACAACTCGAAAAGAGCATCATCAACGCCAGAATTGATGAGCTTAACCTAAACATCCATCGGCCCATGATTAAGCGTCGTGGCGTCACAGTCCCTGCTTATTCTCTGAGAAGTCGGCCAGGGCAAGTAT